GCATGGTCTAAGAAGAAGATAACACGGATGCCTATGCCTCTAGCAAGAACAATGAAGAGTGCCTCAACGGACCCTACGGACCTGGTGAACTGTATGAAGAAGTCTATTATGGCTGCGGCCCTTGTATATACTAACAAGGAGGGCCTGCAAAAGCAACAGAATTTCAATATGGTACCCCTGGTCAATAATTTTTGGCTGTGTAATTGCCACTCTATCCGAGCAGGTGTTTTGAGAATGGCCAATGTGGCTAGCAATCGAGTTGGTATTGAATGTGTGGAACAACGCTTGTCAGAGAGCGACATTTACCGCATTCCGGATACAGATATAGGAGTGGTGAAAGTTACTGCCCTACCTGTGAAGCGAGGCTACCTGGATTACTTCCCGACAGGCTTGATTCCTAATGACGGTCTATACACTACGTGTGTGACCAGAGTTAGAAGAGACTGGCTTGCTGAGAGTTTTTTGAGTGGCGACGAGATGCCTTATATTGACAGTGCCATGGATGAGAACGGACTCCTAATGGAGTACGCTCGAATGTCCGAATTGAAGCCCAATGTTGCTATAGAGGGGAAGAAATATCCCGGCTATTTGTATCAGCATTCCGCATGTACTTTTGCAGGAATGTGTGGGTCTCCATATATTGTTAATACCAAAGGAACTGTCATACTCGGCATTCATTCAGGTGGCGACGGTAAGCACGGATTTTGTCATGCTATAACACGAGGGCAAATCATAAATGCTATCGAGGCTCTACGAGAAGAGACAACAGTCACATTTGAAGGCTATGTCACATCTCCGCAATATGGTTATTCTTTTGAGCAAGAAACTTTAATGAAGGACGGTGAAGAGGAGGACGATGTCCCCCCAGACCATCCGTTTAAGTTCGTGCCAGAGGAAGAGCCATGTGTGGTTGACGTTTTTGGACCTCATGACAAGGGCCGCCGTTCTTTGCGGTCCAATGTTCATGTTACCCCAATTAGTGATACTGTAGCGGAGGTTATGAATACACCTCGGGAGCACGGGAAACCGCGCCATATATCTACTTGGCGCCCCTGGCAACAGAACCTCATGAATATTATACAGCCCAAAAATTTGTTGGACCCGGACGTGCTGTTAAAGGCACGTAATTCTCTCAAGAAACGGTCGCTGCACCTCGTTGACGAGCTAAAGTGCTCACATTATTTACATGTGTGGGATTACGATAGTTGTGTTAACGGGGTAGACTGTGTCAATGGAGCCGACCGCATATGCGTGGCGACTAGTGCCGGTATTCCCGTGTGCAAGTCCAAACGCGTTTTAGCGGAGGGCTATGCTCTTGTGGATGAATACGGCACTATAGTTGAACTTAAGTTGTCTCCTGAAGTGAGGGAACAAGTAGACGACCTTATTACCAAAGCTAAGCGAGGTGAGAGGATGTATACTTTGTTTCAGGCACATGTGAAGGATGAGGCTACAAAGTTTACTAAGGACAAGTTACGTATTTTCGCAGGAACGCAGTTGGCGTTTCTTTTGGTCTGCAAAATGTACTTAGGTGGCTTAAACAGAATGTACCAGAACTATTGGGATCGTTTTGAATGCTGCATTAGCGCTAATTGTTATAATTCCGACTGGACTAAACTACACGATTCGTTATTTACCCCGGAGACTCGTCATAGAGTTTTTGCCGGTGACTACAAGAATTGGGATAAGTTTCAGAGTCCTCAAATAACAATGGCAACAGCTGATGTTCATATGGCCATACTGCGACATTCGGGGAATTACGATGACGAAGATATGCTTGTCGTTAAGGCTCTCTACACCGAATTTGCGTATCCTGTATATGAGTGGGACGGAATTTATTTTCAGGCTTACGGGTCATTACCGTCTGGCGTATTTGCCACGGTTATGGTTAGTAATGCTAACAATTCCATTCTGTTTCGCTATACATACATGCAGGAAGCGCCTGTAGAGGAGCTGGACAATTATGACGAGTATTTTAGAGCCAACTTTATGGGGGACGACAATATTGGAAGTGTTGACCCGCGCTGTACCTGGTGGAATATGCACAAACATCGCGACCACTTAGCCAAGGCAGGAATTACTTATACTTCTGCTGATAAGCATAGTGCCTTAACGGAGTGGGTATCCTTGGAGGATGCCACATTCCTAAAGAGGAAATTTGTGTGGAGTGATGAAGTGCAACAGGTTATAGCGCCCCTTGAGGAGGCATCTATCTTCAAGTCGTTGCATTGTTACATGAAAAGAAAGAATTGTGA